CAGATTGTCAACAGATTGCACATAGCCTCCCAAGTCACCTGCCTTGACACCTGCACTTGGGATGTCAATCAATGCTTGTATCCTACATAAACCATTGCTTTCCCTGTCCAATATTTTGTATTTCATTTGTCTCTCTCCTTTCGACAAAGGTTTATATCTCATCCCTTACGCCAATTAATAATTAGTATATCATCCCTTATTCCACGATTCAGTCTTCCTCGTACTCAGCTACCGAGTTGAAAAACATATCACTCGCTTCCTGTTCGGACACCTTCAAATCTTGCTGAATCTTCCATATAAGCCTAGTACTAGGCTGCCTGCCATGTGTCCATGCCTTCCTTATTTCATTTAAGTATTCCTGTTCCTGCATATTACCCTACCTTTTTTAGTCGACTAGTCCGTCGAATGTGTGGTGGTACAAGCACCTTAACGCCCAATTGCGCCTTCGCCAATTCCGCGCCAGCTGCCCAGTCTGGGTAATCACCATCTGACCCCACTGCGACCATTTTTGGTAAATAGTGGTGGAGTATACACAATGCTGCCGTGACTAGTACATCATAGGGCTGACGATTAGTTTTACAAAATTCCCGAGCGCCTAGCATAAGCTCAAGGATTTCACGCAGTACGAATGCTTCACATCCATTATCCCTGCTACCATTGAAATTGATTCCCTTGTAGGTGCCAGGTGTAGCGTGCGCTGTATAGCCTGCAATGCCGCCATGTTCTTTCGAGTAATTGAATACCATTTTGCTTATTTGTAAGCAGGCTTCCTGATAAAGTTTTTCCTTGACTTTCGAGTTATTGTCACCGAATGAAAAGTAATGTGTGTACATGATACGTTCCCTTCATGTCGAGTTTATTCTAAACTAACCCATTTCGGCTGATTATTTATTTTTCTTTTCAAAATCTTCGACTGCCTTTTTTGCCAAGTACCGTTCGACGATTTCTTTTTCTGCGCCAGTCAAAGTAGATTGATTATACCAATCAGGGTATTCCGGGTATGAGCCTTCTTCTAGCCGCTCTTTTAACAACTTAATAATACACTTCATCGTGTGTTTACTTAAATATCCCATACTACTAGCTTTTTGTCGAGCGATTACTTCACTTACAATCTTTTTTGTTTTTGGTGTATTTTTCATGTTCGTCGTTCCTCCTCATAGCACTCCAGTGGAGTGACTTGTCCAAGGCTACGCCTACCCACTAGGCATAGCCAATTCTAGCTAGTACCACTCAGGCAACAGCCAGTATCCTGCCTAACATCTGTTCATCCCTTTGCATGAATGCCACGCTTCCCCTCCTAGCCTTCCTCCTATCCAACTCGTTGACTATATTGTATAAACCCCATGCCGTATTCGGGTCATCCTGTACCCTATTAAACCCAGCTTGTATAAACCGACCAACGGAATCGACCATATTAGGACTCAGGCCGAGCTGTCCTATCACCGACTGCCATTCAATTTTTTTCAGTTGTAATTCCTGTACTTGTTCGAGCAACTTCGGTGACAAGGATACCAAACGTTCAACGGCTTCATCCAATTGCTGAAACAATACTTCATTTTTCTTGTGGTGTGTAATTCGCTCTTCACTGAATTTAAAACCCATAAGACCGTTCGAACAGACTTGTCTCCAAAGACCGATACGCAATTGCAGTGCCGCGCCTGAATACGTTTGGTCCTTAATCTGAATCCGAGGCGCAACAGGTGAGTCAGCCAACGCTTGTATATTAGTGGACTGTAGCGTATAGATATTTTTCGTGGCAGGCATCCCTTTTGCCGCCTTCAGATGGCTCTTGTCCATCTCAATCGAGCGCAATTGCATATCATACTTAGTTGCAATAGCACCTAACACTTCATTCAAAGATGTTTGATTAATTGATACAAAAGAGTTGTTTTTGACACTTGTTTGAATGTTCATGTTCGTCACTCCGTTCCTCACAACAGCCATTCGGCTGTACTGTTTAAGCTCGACACCGACCATCAGTGCCAAATCATGCCGCAATTCTGATTTCGTCGCCTTGCTCCTTAAAGTTTTTTCGCCTTGCTCCAAAAATCACTAATCCTACCCGATGATTAGCACTCGACCATGCCCGGGCATCATCCTCATTTGCAAGTGAATATCCAGCGTCCAACGCATCCTGTTCAGTAGCAAATATTCTCGAATGTCTGTCACGCTCACGGTCAATCAGATGGTCTTGTTTACCACCGAGGGAAAAAATAATCGCCATATTCTTAGGCAAAGCACCATTCAACTTCCCCCAATGCTTGACCATAGCCACCGACTTCGTATAAGCGTAAAAGATTATGCCGGAATTATTCCGCGCCAGCTCGACCCATTTATTCAGGTATTCAGCCGAATAGAAGTCACCACTGGCATGAATACGTATTGCAATCTTCCCATACTTTCCCTGCAATCGGCTCAATTCAGCTTGAATAATTGGCTCAAATTGAGCTGATTTACTCAATTCAAACATACGTTCACGATATGCTTTCGCGCTCGGGTACCGCAGTTGTTCAAGATAGGCGAAGCAGAATCCAGAACCATCTCTTTTTATCCCTGCACAAGACCCGGCCATTGGACACGTATCAATTGCAGGCAGTGAAAAATTAAATGTCACATAGGAAGCCTTTTTCATTTTTTTGTTCTGTTGAAAAATTTGCATATTAATATCCCCCATTTCTGATTATTCGCGCGACTAGGTCTCGCGTCAATCCCTCTTGTTTAAGCCAATTTTCTTCATTTTCCCTCGACTGTTGACTATCTATCTCTTCGAGGAATTCAGGTTCAACATCTTGACCATCGTCAAGGTATACAGCGCCAACGAATATTGTCGAACCGGAATGGTTGTAGTCAAATTCGAGTGAGACTTCGCGACCATTGAATATTGTGGTATGCATAAAAACCCCTTATTTATGTTTAAAAATATAAAATGATTGTCCGCAATATTTATCATATTCATGTGAAATATTTCGAGCCTTTACTTTTTTTGCCTCGGCCATCAATGCTTCGTACCGTACATCAAATACCATGTAGCCATGCAAAGCCACCCATATATGATTGTCATCTTTTCTATCCCAAAAATAATGATTTTCATTTAAAAAGTTATAAAAATCTTGCATATTATTTTCTCCCTGTTTTATTTAGTAATTGCTTCAATCTTGTTTGAGCCAATTGCGGACTAAAAAATGTTTGGTATATTGTACCATTTAAAAAGATAGACCAGACTTCAAGGCCATATTGATTGTGCTGTTTTAATTCGAGTAATTTCATATTATACCTCGTTGATTGTTATTGCTTACAATATACTTATCGGTGTTTAGGTAAAAACCTTGAATATCAGATAGAAAATACCGAATTCATTGACGTATTGTAGTAGTCAATGTAACTTATTGATTAGATTAGTAATTACTGAATACATGAACGATAGACTCTCACCAAAGGGATGGGGTCACTATCCGCCACGCGGGAGTGGGTTCAAGGCCTGGCGACCGGAGGAATTACCTCCTCCACACTGGCGGCAAATATTAAACTCCTCCCCCTCCTGAAAACATTGACAAATTACCTATTGACATCCAAGAGGGCCGAATTTTGCATAAGGGGGTGTCCGGCCCGCCGCGCTCCTGTTAGGAATTCGCATGGATTTCCAACACTTGTAAAAATCCAACATCTCATTATCTGTGTGTATCTCTCAATAATTACAGGGACTTACCTTCAGCGCGGCCCTGATTTATTTGTTAGGAGGGCTAAATACCTATTCTGGTATTGACAAGGGGGTTCTGCGAATGGAGTCTCTCAGGGGACTGAGCCATTTGACACACCTTCCAAATGCAAATCGTTTGCAGCTGAACCGATGAGGCCGAGCCGAGCCTACCATTTTGAGAATCGTTCTCAATTGAACCACTGAGGCTGAACAATAAAAAGTCAGGCCGAATAAAAAGCTAGTACTGATAGCTAGTAATAGCAGTAAGCATCGGCCGTATTCTCATAGAGAACCCCCCCGGCCTAATCCTGTTGGCATGATATTTGCTGTATAATATATGTATATGTATAATACTGTACATGTATAATAATAGCATATGTTAGACACTGCAGTGTTAGACATTGCATCTGTTAGACACTGTAATAGGGTAGAGTGAGGTACTCAGACTCAAACCGGAGCAGGTGACACCCCAACCCCAAAATAGGAATGCCTCCCAGGATTACAAAAAGGGGTCTAGAATCGACGCTGAGGTATGTTTGAATACGGTAGGGTGGGAAGCCAAATCGATTTAAAGTTCTATTCCGTGAGCGAATGTCTGTAAATGTGTATAATTCCTTCTAAATTTTTTAGTAGAGTGTCAAAGGTGTCCCCAATTATAAATTCAGAAGTGTAAGTGCGTCTGTTCACACTTTTCATAAGTAGCTTTTCAATGACGTCCAGTAGCTCTTCAGGAACTCCAATGGCAAACGTGCGTCTTATTGGAAAACACCAGGGGTCTTTGTAGGTTCTTGTTCTTTTGTGTAGATTTTTTGATTTTCCTAATTTTGTTCCTACTGGCATGTCATTGTATGGATTGATGAATTCAAGTAAATATATACCACTTTCATGCGCTGTTATAGGTATAGTGTTCTTTTTAAACACATCAATTATCTCTTTTTTATCGATATCATATACACACCCTGTACATACTCCACTTTCGTTAATTGTCACAGCTTCTTTTGTTATGCCACATTTATTACAAGTAATTTCTTCGCTCATATCGCACCTCCTTTTAGCATCCTAACACATAATGACAAAAATCGCTTGACATTTTTCAACTGGGGTAATATATTAGTTTCTGGAGGAATTTTATGCATCGCTCTCAAAGAATCAGAAATCTACCCCTTAAACTACTCGTGTTCCTTAACTGGAGTAAGTCACCCTACGTCTTACGGCCAAAGCCCTGGATAGTCCAGGTACCCAGCACTCTCCTTCGAGTGCAACTTCGAATGAGCTACTCTCAGCAGGACCACTACCTGAAGCTGCTCAAGGACCACGGCCTGGTACTCGATTACCAAGCCCTGATTGACAAGAGCTTCATGGTACAGCTTTTGCCACCCATGGCCGCCGGGGAGAAGTATTGGGACCTGATTGAGAAGGAACTTCATATGGAAGAACTCATGCTCCAGAAGGACCCTGACGAGTCAGAGGCAACAGATGAGTAGACAGTCCAAAGTGCCTGAGGGAGAGAATCTGCCAGCTCTGACTGAGCAGCTCCTATTCAGTCCGTCTCCTCCTCTTCGAACACTCAAATCCAAGTTCATTGTCCGTTCCCAGGACAATCCTCTAATCGATTACTCCACAATGACTCAACGGGACCTGATAGCGCTTGTCGGCCATAAGAATCTCATCGAAGCCAACTGGTCCAGGCCAGGTTTCAAAGAGTGGCTTTTTAACCGGGAAGAGAACAAAGAGAAGTTAGAGGAACTCTATTCAATCGCTCTCGACTCAGTCCGAGGAGTGCTACTTTCCGAGGATGTAAAGACCGCCTCAGCAAAAGTCAATATCCTCAAGATACTAGGCGAATTGCTTGACAAATTCCCTAAAGCAGGGCAGACTAACAAGGACCCAATGGCTAACCTCTCCAAGGAGGAGTTAGAGCAGTTTCTTGAGAAGTCCGGCATCCGTATTGAGAAGCAAATAATCCTCGAACAGAAGTAAGGTAGCTAAGTGGCCAGTGTAACCAGAACAACAATAAGCTCCCTCGAACCAGGAACATCCAGGGAGTTTGCAAAAATATCGGACACCATCGGCTCAGGCGGTATTTACGAGATTGAAACCTATTCCAGGGCGGACCGACTTGCTCTATTTTTGAGCATTGTGTCCATCACCGGCTCAGTCGATGTCGAAGTGTTTACAAAGCCAAATTCCCAGTCTAATATCGGGGAGATGGCTGTCACACAGTTCCCTACGCAAATTGCTCCAACTGCAAACTATTTGCGTATTGTTACACCCCTAATGGTGTCCCCTTTCCTCATTCGTATCACCTACACCGGCTCCATTCAAATGGCTCTCCATGGGAAAGCTGTAAACACTATTGAAGCCGAGGACATACTCGAAGTTTCCATCGGTGACAAGTCCATTCCCGAGCTAATAAGCCAGGTATTGACAACCCCTGGTACCTGGTATACAATAGCCCTACCTAGTGGGACGAGGGACTTTGAACTCCAATCGGACCCACCAGCGAGGCTGAATGTTAGGTTCAGCCCTAGCGACGCTCCAGAATACTGGCCAGTACCAGCAGGCAACACATACGGTGAACAATTTTTAGCATCAAGTGCCTTGACTAGTGTACAAGTTCAGTGTCCCGGAGCTTCACCTGTTGTCCGAATAAAAGTATGGAAAGACACTTAACAAGTAGGAGAAAATGAATGTTTGCAAAAACTCAACTAGTGTTCGACGTAGCTTCACCAACTGACGGTGACAAAGTAGGTGCCTACGTCCTTTCAAGCACTGGCACTGCAATCAGCAGCACTGGCACCAGCTTGGATGTTAACGTAACCAGCGCTATCAACGTCTCAGTAGACCACGCTAACGATTCTATCAAGGTCGGTGACGGTACTGACTTCCTCGCAATCAACAACGACGGTTCTATCAACGCTGTAGTCACAGCAACCGACCTGGACATCCGAGATTTGTCCAACGCAACTGACTCTGTTACTGCACACCAGGGCGGCACCTGGACAGTTACTGCCACGGCAACCGATTTGGATATCCGAGACCTTGCCTTCGCCACCGACAAAGTGGATGTTACTGGTTCCAGTGTTTCCATCACCGGCAACGTTAACGTAACTCAGGGTACTGACCCGTGGGTTGTGAGTGCAACTAACCTAGACATCCGAGACTTAGCATTTGCTTCAGACTCAGTAACTGCTCATCAGGGTGGAAGCTGGACGGTAACGGCTAATGACGCAGCGCTCGCTAACACCGCAATCGAGAACACTGCAGCTTCTGTTACAACCAGTAGCGCAGCATTGCTCGGTTCCCAGCTTGCTAACCGAAAGTACTTGTACGTTCAGAACCTTGGCAGTAAACTCTGCTACATTGGTAAGTCCGGTGTTACGACTTCCAACGGTATCGAGATGGGTTCCAAGACTCTCGCTGAACTCCGAATTGGACCTGCTGTTTCTTTGCATGCTGTCGCTTCTTCCGGAACTAACGACTTCCGCGTGATGGAACTAAGCTGATACACCTAAAGTAAAATAGACAATATGACGATACTTGAACTGGTTCAAGTTAAACAGGCCCTTTGGAAATACCATCGGGCTCTTTTTCTAAACGAGGAAACAAATGGCAAAGCAAGTTAAACCTACTACCCCTGAACCACAAATCACTTTTGTAGAGGAAGATGTAAAGCTTCTCCAGCAGTTTGGACAATTACTTGTTTCAAAGGCTACATTGAACTTATCCATCCAAGATGCCATGAACCTCGCTAAGTACGTTTCCCATATGAATGCAATCACCAAAAAGATTGAGGCACACATTCTTGAAGTGAAACGTGTTACTCAGTTGAAGGATTCTACAGATGCCAATAACACAGACAAATGATAATAATGACATCACACTAGTTGGTGGTACTGACGGTACTATTATTGGTAACTCTGGCAATCGCCTTCTTGTTGATTCTCAGAATTCCAGTGCTGTTGCACCAACCCATTCTTCCACATACAGACTTATACACTCAACTACAACAATAAGCTTGTCTGGTGCTGCTTATCAAACTGTATATTCATACACAGGAAGTGGCAAGTTGATAAGTTTTGCCATTGACTCCAGTTCTGATGACTTGGAAATGAAAGTCACTATCAATGGAGTAACTATTTTCGAAGATATAACAGCAAAAGAAATAAATGATATGGGAATCAGAGATGTTTATAACTTACCGTTAAATGGTACAGGAGCTGGCTCTTTTCATTTTGTTCCTGATTATCCAATTCAGTTCACCTCAGCAGTAGAGATTCTAGCTAGACGAGTGACTGGTGGAAATATGAATATCTCCAGATATCTAATCTCAATGACGCAGGAGTCCTAATGCCTTCCAATACTACATTTGCTCCTAGGACACAAGAAGAATTCAATTCAGGTGCTTTGAACTATGCAGGCACAGGAGCGACAGCCACAATAGTGGCAAATGCTACTACCAATATTGACATTGTGCTGTCTGATGACATGATTATTACTGGTTTGGAGTTAGTAGTTACTGCTCCTCAAGCTGGGGACTACATGACGCTTCATATCATACATCCCATTGCTGGAGAAGTTAATCAGTTTGGCTACAGTTGGTATATGGGCACTGAGTCGTTCAGAGCTAATTACCAAGTTAGATATCCAGCAAAGATTTACGCAGGCATGACTCTCAGGGCCAAATATGTGTCTGTCACTGCAATAGCTCCAACGTTTGTAGCAGTGAACTACTTCCTACACAAGGTTTTATTTTAATGCGTATTCTGTTCACGAGAAACAATAAGTCAATGTTCTCGAGAGCAATCCAGTGGGCCTCAAACTGGGACGCTTCTCACGTTGCAATCGAGTTAGAAGGGATGGTGTTCCATTCTGACCTGCTAGGCCCCAGGTGCGAGCTTCTTGAGAAGTTCGAGAAAAGAATTGACATTGTTAGAGAAATACATATCGATTCCAACTTATATGACGTTGTCCGTCTATTGCATTTCTTCCTGAAAAGAAATCACAAGACCTACGACTTTCTGCTGTTCATCTCACTGGGTATTTATTTGCTATTAAAGAAACTTGACAATAAGCCGATATTTGACTTGACGGGTAAACGTATTCCGTCGAATCAAGTAAGTAAGAAAGTACTGCACCGCATTTCCGGTGCCTATCTGTGCACCGAATTTGTCGGCGAGTTTCTGAAAGGTAATGAGAATAAGTACACCCTGCCGGAGGAAATATGGGAAGAGTGGAAAGTAAGGCAATAAAGCCAGGCCAGTTGTATGCTGCAGCCAAGCGTCTTGAAACTCTCAAGCGGCAGGAATGTTTTGACCCGAGTAATCTGGATTCTACACCAACACCAGCTCAGTTAGAAGTCTTAAAAGACATAAAAGATGTGTCACATCGCTATATTAATGCTGGTAACCAGTCAATACCTGGGTGGTCTTTAGTTACTATGGTGGATGGTTCCATGAAGCCAATGCAGGATGTTAAAGAAGGCGATGAAGTGATGTGTTTTGATTACACTCTTCACCGACTTGTTCCAGGCTTTGTTACAAAAAAACATAACCACGGTCAAAAAGAAGTATTTAGATACTGGATGGAAGACGATACATACGCCGATAGAACTGACTACCACGAGATGGTTGTCTACAAGGGAACTGAATATCAAAAAGTTAGAGCAGATGAAACAGATTACTTTTTAACTTGCGTCGATGGTAGTGTTAATGATGTCTACAAAAAGAAAGTAGAGTCCTTAGGAGTTCATGAAATATATGATATTACTGTTTCTCATCATAATAGTGTTTATGTGTGTGACGGCTATCTTACTGGAAACAGTGGCAAAAGTCAGCTTGCAGCGAGAGAAACCGCCTGGGTTCTAACCGAGACTCACCCCTATTGGAAGCGCCCTGAACGAATCGGTCAAGACAAGTTGCAACTTCTTGTACTGGGAAGAGTAGGAAAACAAATCGAGGAAGTTCTCTGGAGAAAAATATACAGCTTCCTTGACCCCGAATCTGTGCACATTCAAAGAATTGGCGGAACAATACAGAAGGTCACCTACAAGCCCAATGGCAACACCATCCTATTCCTCTCCCACCACAACACAAATGAGGCAAGGGAGAAGGCACAAGGCTTCACAGCTGACTACGTCTGGATTGACGAGCTTCCTGGCTCAGTAAAAATATTCGAGGAGCTTCACCGCCGGGTTCAGGCTCGGGACGGTCGCCTCATTGCCACCTTCACTCCCAAGACTTACAACAAGGAAATCAGGGAATGGGTGGACAACCTCAAAGCTCCCTATTCCAAGAAATATACTTTCTCCATGTTAGATAATCCCATCTATACTGAGGCGAAGAAAAAGCAACTTATTGAAGAAATGTCGTCCATGCCCGAAGGTTTTCGTCGGATGGTACTAAATGGGGACTGGTATGCAGGTGACGGAGCTGTCTACAATATACCTGAGAATTTTGAGGAGGCTCCAGAAGGGTACTCGCCAGCCTGGAGACATGTGGAGTCTTGTGACCCTGCTCTTTCTTCCAAGTTCGGCATTACTGTATGGGCCGAGAATCCTGAAACAAATATCTGGTACTGCATTCGCTCCGAATATATTGCAGGCATACCTGACCCTAATGAGATGTTCGAGGCAGCGCAGAAAATTACCAAGGGACTTAACATTGTTAAGAGGGTATGCGACCCTGAGGCTAACTGGTACACAGGACTTGCCAGGGGCAAGGGTGTTCACTATGTCGGACCTAACAAGGTAGGACGAAAGGCAGAACTAATAAAAAACTTGCAAACCCTTATAACTACTGGTAGACTCAAATGCGCACCCTGGTGTGACGTTTTGCTCAAAGAATTTGAGACATGTCAGTGGTCAGAGACTTCCAGAGAACATATTGTAAACTCTCACTCTTTTCATACTATTGACTCCGCCCAGTACTTTGCGGACCTTATACCTAAGCCAGAAAAAGTACCTCTCAGAGGCAGCTGGGAACAGCAGCTTCGAGCAGCGAATGAGAAGATAAAGAAAGATAAACAAGTAACTAGATTAATTGGGAGAAGGCAATGGAAATTGCGGCGGTACTAGCAGTAGGCTTCAGCTCTGTCCTATTCCCTCTTATGGGACTAGCCTGGCTTGCGCTTCGTAATGAACACAGGAAAAATCAGAAGGTTGTCAGAACGATACAAGCCTTCAGGAGGCGAAGATGATAAAGCTTGTTCTAGCGCTGGACCTTCCACCACAAAGGGCACCAGAGAAAAAAGAAGACTGCGTATCAATCGATGAGAGAATCGAGTACGCGGTTGACTGCATTGTGTGTGACCATGAGAAGCAGGAAGCAATCCTGTTTTTGCAAAAGCTTTACAACGCACTGTCAAGTATACCAAACCCTAAAAAGGGTGACCAAAAGCGTATCGAATATATCCGGGCCGCACTCTCTGATTACGGCCTTTTATTACCTGATGTAACGGAGTAACGAGAATGGCAAAGATAGTGTTTTGGACCCCTGAGGTCGCACAGAAGGAACTGAAGAAAAGACTTGCATACGCCAAGGAAGCCAGAAAGGATGTGGAACTCGAATGGAAGGATGCTGAACGAATTCTCTTCGGTGACAGAAATCCTGACGCCTCCGTTTCGATTCAGTCGAAAGCCGAATTGGACCCACTTGTCTGGGAAGCAAACAGGGCAAGGAAATCACTGTCAATTAATACAGCATTCAAAAACCATAGGTTTCTACATTCTCAGTTGGCAGCTAACCCACCCTCTGTTCTTCCAAGAGCAGCATCCAATGACCCTTCAGACAGAACCAAGGCAGACGCTGCAGACAGACTTATCCGCCATGCTATGAGAAAATACCAGGTGCAGGAGCATGTGGACCGTTCCAGTAGTAATTGTCTACTATACGGGACTTCCGTTGTGAAGACAATATTCGATGTTGATGACGGTGACATTCTTGAAGTTGCTGAAGACGGAAATGTTTTGATGGAAGGCGACATTAAATTCTCAGTCCCCAGCATGTGGCACATATTCCCCGACCCTGATGCTATCACCGATTCCGAGATTAAGTGGGTGTTTGAACTCATCTATATGCCGTATGAGGAAGCTTGCTACAGGTTTGAGGATAAGAAGGACTTGCTTAAACAGTACCGTATTCAGGAAAGGGAAGTGGAAGAAGATGCAGGCAACGCAGGGCAACATGCTGTCGGGCCTAAATATGACGTTGTGCCCATTTACCAATATTGGGAAAAAGGGTTGGTGTACAACGGCCTTGTTGGTCGCTTCTGTTATTGCACCGAAGACGGTCAGTTATTGACACCAATTGGCGCAAATCCGTTCCGTTTCTCCCGTCCTAAGGATAGAGGCCTTTCCATTCCAGCTATCCCGGACCAGGAGACCGCATCCCAAAAGATGCCTGAGAAGGCAGAATTACCCTACCACTGGTTCACAGACATCGATGTTCCAGACAGGTTCTGGGGGCGTAGCACCATGGTTTATCAGGGACCATTGCAGGACCTGCACAACCAAATGCTTAACGTAATGGTGGACACATTGGAAGCTCATGGTGTCCCTCGCATTATCCTGCCTGATGGCACTGAAATTTCTGATGAGTCAATTACTAACACTCCCTGGGACGTTATTAAGATTAACAATGACGGAGGCAAAGACCCTCGCTTCATGGAACCCATGGCAATGCCAGCAGCGTTCGGTGATTTGCTTCAACTTGTCGCTGGCGGTATTGATGCCATGGCTGGAGTGAATGACTCCATGTTCGGAGTGCAACAACGGGAGCAGTCCGGTTTTTCCATGCAGTACGCAACCAACCAGGGTAATATGATTCGTCGCCGCCTTTTCAACAAATATGTCAAGCTTGTCGAAGGTATATACAAGTCCTACCTCAATCTAGTCAGAAAACACTGGACCACTTCCAGGACCGTTCTTGTTCTCGGGAAGGAAAAACGCTTTGAGGCTACAGCTATCAAAGGTACCGATATCGATGGTGGATTTGATATTGTGGTCGAATACGGAGCAAGTCTTTCTTTGGACCCAACTTCCAGACGTGAGGAAATACTCACACTTTCTCCTTTATTTGAGAAAGCAGGTGTTCAACCGAATACTCTTCTCGGCCTCATGAAGCTTAATGATTTGGACTCCTTGTATGACAGAACACAACTTGCCCGGGATAGACAAAAAGAAACATTCGAGGAAATAATCGAGAAAAACCTGTACATCCCACCCAGAGAGATGCAGGACCATCAGGGAATGCTCCAGTTCGCCTACGAGTTTCTTATGACCAGTGAATTCAAATACCTTCTTCCCGAACAACAAGCTCTCATCGAGGAACACATCAAGGCAAGGGAGCAGCTTGTCGCCAACCAGGCTACCGGGCAAATGGGTGGACCAGCAGCTGGACCAGGCGCTCCAGTACCCGAAGGCGCACTGGCTGGACCCGGCCCGGCAGGCGCGCCTCCACCAGCACCAGTCGGCCCACCAGTACAAAACGCTTGACATTTATCCTAGAAATGGTAGGCTAATCTCAGCCCACCCACTAATTCCAGTGGCCGGCTGAACCCATTGCCACCCGAAAGGACGCAAAATGTCAGCAGAATCACAAGGTTTCCAAGTGCCTACCAGTTTACTCGACTCTCTCAAAGCTTCAAGCGGACAGGAGTCAACGCCTCAAGACACTCAAGAGCAAGTCTCCGAGGAAGTAAACGAGAACCCCCCAACTGAGATTGATGCCCAAGAGGCTACCAACCAGGAACAGGAGAGTTCAGAAGAAGGCCAGACAGAAGAAAACCAGTCTCAGGAAGCAGCACCAGCAGTCGAAGAACTTGTAATTACCGGACCGAATGGACAGAAGCAGAAAATCCAAGTAGACTGGAACGATAAAGAAAAGCTCAAGAAATATATTCACGCTGCAGCAGGTATGAGGAAGTTCCAAGCGGAGAGGGACAACGCACTGAAAGAGTTAAAGGCTTTCAAAGAGCAGTCCACCGACTTAGAACAAAGCTGGAACGCAGTTAAGGGTGCATTCGAGCAAGAAGGTCTGAAAGGGGTAGTAAACCTATTCACAAACCGACCAGACGGATACGACCTTTTACTGAAGCAAGAACTCTACAAGCAACAGCGAAAGGCGGAAGCCAGTCCTGAGGAACTAAAACAAATTGAACTCGAGGAAAAACTTGAAAGGGAGCAGAAGGCTAGGGAGCAACTCGAAAAGAAGGTTCAAAAAACTCTTGAACAATCGACAAAAGAGAAAGAAGCCGCTACCGTCGCTGAACTCCAGTCCAGAATTAACCCAGTGTTCGACAGATACAGATTCGCAGGAAGATTAGGTGATGAGGCAGCTGAACAGGTTTTGGATACAGCCCTCTGGAACCAGACTAAAGAGAGATTAGCGCAGTACCCTGACGATATGGAAGTGACTCCCCAGCTGATTGACAAGGAATTCCGAGCAGTAGCAAGCACTCTAAGGAAGGTAATCCAGAAGCAAGCTGAAAAGAAAACTGAGCAGGTTATCCAGACGAAAAAAACCCAGGCCGCTACAAAGGCCGCAGCAATGGCTACAAAAGGCTATCAGCCAGGAAACCAAAAGGATAGCATAAGAAAATCAGTCGAAAATAACGACATGTTAGGTGCCCTAAAACAATTTTTTGGAAACAAATAAGAAAGGTAAATTACTATGGCAGTTACGCAATTTAGCAACATGACTTACGGTGAATTTTTACAGGTAGCTTACTCAGCCGGTATCCGGTCCCAGATTTCGAAATCGTTCAAAGACTGGGAAATGATTAAGCAAGTAGCTCTTTCCGCTGCTCCAGATGGAAAACAACTCGAGTTCTTACTCCAAACTGGCTACGGTCCTTCCGCAGTTCAGGTTCGAGGAGTTAACCAGTACGCATTCCCAGCTTCTCAACGAGTTGGAACGGCAACTGGTATCGCTACCTACAAAGAGATTGATGCGACAATCGAAATCGAGTACAACGCATGGAACCGAGCCCGAAAAGCTCCTTCCAAGTACGCCGAACCACTCGCTTTGGAAATCATGTCCAAAACGATTGCTTCCAAACGATTCCTCGCAGCTTCTGTCTACGGTGACGGAACGGGTGTTATCGGGCAACTGTTAGATGGCTCTGACGTTGGAACTGACGTTGCAGCTGTAACCTCACCTGCTTCTGACAAGCTTGTGTTCGACATCTCCAGTGCAGACACTGCACGAGGCCATATCGGTTTCTTCGAACGAGATGACATCCTTGTCCTTAGAGCAGCTGACGGTACCGCTTCCGCTCTTGATACTAACCTTGGAACTGAGCCAGTTTACTGGAAAGTTGTCGACAAAAACCGAAGTACCGGAAAAGTAACGCTTCAAG